TCAGGAACGGTTACGGCGGTCATCGGGAGCGACCGGCTTGCGCTTGTTCATTTGTTTGGCTTCCCAGAATAATCCGGTTAACACATCCTTGATCCGCTGCTTGTCTTCATCATCCAGCGGCACACCGTCAAACATCAATTCACCATCTTCCTCAAGCATTTTTTTGAAATCACGCTTATCCCGCGAATTGGCCCATTCGGGTGTCTGCTGATTTTCTTCCGGACGCAGGTATCCGGCACGATCCATCATTTCCGCATAAGGTACATTCAGCGCTCTGGCGATTTTCTCAATCGTCTGGGGCTTGGGTACACCGCGTTTGCCATTTTCTATTCGTGAGATTTGTGAGGTGCTGATGCCGGCAAGGTCTGCCAGTTGGTTAATACTCCAGTTTTTCTGCTCACGTATTTGCTTCAAATAACTGCCAAATGAAGAATTATCCACCGACAAAACACCCTTTCTATAGGCACTGTAAACACGAATCCAATCTAAATATACAGAAGTAGATGCCAAAGCTTAATATATGTACTATACCCCAATATTGCCATTAGGTAAACAATGGAAAAGTTTACTTTGCCAAAAGGCACAAACTATAGAGCATAATGAAGATAATAATCGATTAATTGATTCAAACGGCTAAAAATGAGAGTTTACGAATAACAGATAAGCATGTTATCTTAGGAATATGAAATGCGAACAAGATACGAACAAATGATAATAAATGGAATTTTTGATGGTTAAATGAAATAAAAGAAGGTTAAATATCTACCATCATTGCCAAAAGGCAAAAAGAGAAAATGCCAGATGGAAATGATGAAATACTGTCTCTTAAGGATAAGAATTCTTTTGCTGTACCTGCTGCTGATTTCCTTTACCTAATATATTACATCGAGGAGTGTTGTACAATGAATCCAATGATTTCCCTGCCTGAGCTGGACCGTCGTCAGACCCGTGCTGCAGTAGAAGCAGTTTTCGAGAAATACCGTATCTACAAAACGATTACATTTGAGATGAGAGAGACATCACTTACAGCTTCATATGAAGCAAGAATGCATGGGCCGACCCATGTGACCGGAGATCCGACAGCAGGAGCAGCTATTTATAATGTAGATACTCCGGCAGCGCGTCGGGCCTATTGTGAACGGATAGAAGCGATTGTGGAAAGACTGGGTGAACGTGAGCAGCTTCTTGTACGGGAACGTTATCTCAAGCACGATGATATTTTCGATTATAAAGTGTACAGCTATCTGTTCGATCCACCGATCAGCAAAGACACCTACGTTAAAATCCGTGCCCGTGCTTTTTACAAAATGGCACTGGCGCTGGCGGATACCGGGATGATCCGGCTGGATGAACTGATGCCGCAAAAGAAACGGGTTCGCCGGACGGATGCTGCGTGCACTACTTCATGAGCGGTAAGACGGAATACGTACTTTATTAATAATGAGAAAACGGTATTAACGAGCAAGCTGTCCGCCAATCCGGGCAGCTTTTTTTTGCTTGCTGATTCGCTTGAGGGTTTCACAGGTAATTCATAATGACAGGTTAAGATCGCCTAACAAGCAGAAAACAACAGAAGATGATAATATATAGTATATGCTGCTGTTTTTATGTTATTTTATGGTAAAATAGTAGGTGTTTATAATACTGCGGATAATCGCTATACATAGACGATCAGACAGCTATCCAGCCACTGCAGGCGATCATCCCATATATGTTAATGGACAGGAGCTCTGATTTTGTGAAAAGGGAATTACGCACTGCGAGGACATCTGCCATTCCGGCAGCTGCCGACCGGTTTCGATTACAGCATGTATACAAAGCATGGTTGTTCGACAGTACAGTCGTCTCGCTGCTGGTCAGCAGCCTGAGTTCGATTTATCTTAATTTTGCACTGCAAAACTCTGTGCTCGTCTCGGAGATGGGACTGCGTTCACAGTTGATTGTTTGGATGCTGTTTCTTGTGCCGCTGTTCGGTTATTCGCTGGTGGTACTGGCACCGCTGAACCGCTGGCTGCGTCTGAATATTCGGCGTATGCCACTGCAGTTTCTTCTATTTAATGGAATCGGTATTATCGTCAGCTGGGCAATCATGATGTGGATTCCACTGCCAGGGTGGCTCAGTTCACCGGTATTGTTGTGGAGTATTCCGGTATTTGCCATGATTTCGTATCTGTTCTCCAGCGTGTTTCTCACCTCATCACCGATGGAATAACACACTATATATCTAGGTTCGGGAACACACCAAGTCTGCCTGCGGGCAGGCTTTTTTTGTGCGGAATAATCTAGCGTCTTTTTACCGCTCTTCTTCCCCCGAACTCAGCCGATAACCGTCCTTTTTTCGTCTATAGCACCGTCTCCGTTAGGAGAAATCCAGTGTAAGATTGTATTATCGGAAATGAAGCAAAAGAGCACAACACACCGAAAGCACATACGCTAATGTACAGAACGGATCAACAGAATCGGTTCTTTTTTTATGCGGTACGTTGAGGCTGTGCTTGGTTTCCGGGGTTGTCGATCTGACATGTTATCAGCTGCTGATTGCATTGCGGTCTGCTGCTAAACATTCAGGTATATCTATTAAGGTTGAGTATGAATTTTGTGGAAAAGGAGGTGAGTTCCATGCCCAAGATCAGGGCAGCCCTCAAAGCCAGATTGGCCGACATCATTCCCGAGTGGAAAGGCAAAGTATTGGATCTCCCATTACCGGATACTGTTCTAACAGCACCCTGTGCTGTGATTACATTTGCCGAAGAGATTCAGAAATCGTCATGGGCCGGCTATCGGCGGATTATCAAAATCTGGCCGTATGCTCAATTGGCTGCCGGCGGGATGGAGATCGTAGAGAGTTGGAGCGAGCAAGTCATTAGACAGCTGCATAATGAACGGCTGGAAGATGATCAGGGACAGGCATTTACCTGTATCTATCTGGGATCATCCGACGGTGATCGTGTCGATCCACTCAGTGGTCTGATGACCCGGGCGCTACGGTTTGGTGTATATATACCAGAGCCGGGTGAAGATCAAATGCAATCTGCTGCTTCGAACAATCTGACAACAGCGAGCCAGCAGCAAGGAACCTTAGCACCGCAAGCAGTCGCAACCGACGAAGCGAATGCACTGGCAGCTGCAGACCCATGGCAGGAGGCACTGAATCAGTGGACCCGTCAGCAGCTGGGAAGCGGCTGGAGCATTTACAATGATGCCTGGCCCAGCGGTTATCTGGCGCCTTCGGTGCTGTGGCGGCTGACCGGTGTGAGTACAGCAGCTTCCGGTACTGCGGCGTTTGATCTGCGCAAGCAGTGGGTTGGTCATGTCTATGCGACCAGTGAAAGGGAGAACAAACGCATCGCTGCCGAACTGGTACAGCGCCTTAATGCGGAAGTACGAATTCCGCTGAATCCGGAAGATCGGCGATATTTGACGGTGAGTGAAGCATCTGCAGATTTACAGGCAGATGCTTTTTTGAATGGTCAGATTCGTCTGACGCTGCTGCACCGTACACAGCGGGAACTGCCAAACGCACCGCTGATCCGGCAGGTCACCAACAAGCCGGTCCTGGATGAATAGGATGGCTGGATAGAATCATACTATCGACACAGATGGTTAGCAGGCAGTAAGGAAGTGATGAACAAGTGAGGTGGAATCCTATGGCAATTGCCAAAAAAGTCAGCATCGGTCGTACACGCACAGCTGCTTCTACCGAGTCGCAAAGCTGTTCTTCCCAAACGCAGTATGCGCAGGAAGAGCTGCTTTTGCACGCCGAAGAACTGTTTGGTGTCAAACCGGAGGTTCTATACGGCGTATTCAGTGGCCGCACAGAGCAGTCTTTTACTATTGAAGAAGTACACACACAAATCCAACAATTTATGAAAGCGAAGGTGGAGTAATATGGCAGGCGGAACTTGGGAAAGTACAAATCGACCGGTATTACCGGGTTTATATATGAATTTTCAGGCGGCAGCTGCATCGGCTATTCAGCCGGGCAATCGCGGTACGGTAGTTGTGCTGGTTAAAGGCAACTGGGGACCAGTAGGCGAGTTTGTGGAAATTGGCAGCGAGACAGCAATCTCTACCCACTTCTCGGCAGATAGTGAGAACGGTGCAACTGCTTACAACTCTCTATATCTGGCACTGCTTGGAGGTCCGAAAAAGCTGCTGGCTTATCGACTCGCAGACAACACAGCCAAAGCAGCCAGTGTAAACCTGTCAGCAGATGACAAAGCTGTCCTGAAGCTGGACGCCAAATACACAGGTACACGAGGTAATGGATTTACGGTAACCGTGCAGCCAAGCATTACCGACAGCACACGCAAAGAACTGCGTCTGTATGAAGGTACACGACTGCTGCGTACGTATACTTCTGCGGATGGTACAGCCAAATCGTTTGCAGATCTGATGAATACGGACGAGAACAATCTGTATGTATCTGCATCTGTAATTGGTGACGGCGGTATTCCTTCGGATGCGGCAGGTATTGCTTTTGCAGGTGGTTCCAGCGGTAATGCCGGATTGCTTAATGCCGATTATATTGCAGCGCAAGCTGCTCTGGAAAGCGAAGAATTCGATGTGGTCGCACTGGATTTTGCAGCAGATTCCGCTCTGCTTCAGAGCTTCTCTGCATGGATCAAACGTGTCCGCAGCGAAGGCAAGCGCGTAACGATGGTTATCGGCGGTTCGGCAGCCGATGATGTATCCTCCAAAGCCGCAGCTACAGCAGCAGCCCGCTCCTTAGCACTGAACTTTGAAGGCATTATTAATGTTGGAACCGGCGTACGTATCGGTACAACCGACTATAGCTCTGCCCAGACAAGTGCCTACGTGGCTGGTCTGATCGCCGGTCAGCGTCTGAATGAGTCCACGACATATCATGTGACTCCATTCGACGATGTGACTCGCCGCTGGACACGTTCGGAACAAGAACAAGCTGTGAAAAATGGCGTCTTCATCTTCTTCCATGATGGACGTCAGGTCAAGGCGTTACGCGGAATCAATAGTCTGGTTATCCCGGGTGCAGGTCAGAACAATGCCTGGAAAAAAATCCGCTCGATCCGTGTCATGGATGCAATTAACAGTGATCTGCAGCGTGCAGCGGAAGACTCTTACATCGGCAAAGTGAACAACACGGAGGAAGGTCGCCTTGCTTTGATCGGCGCGATGAAAGAATACCTGACCTTGTTGGCACAAAGCAGCGTCATTGAAGCTTCGGGATTTGACGTTATTCTCGATCCGGCTTACTACGGCGAGTCACCAGTACTGCGTCCGGAAGCGGATCAGGTATTCCTGCAATGGAATGTGAAGCTGACCGATGTCATGGAGCAGCTGTTTGGCACATTTTACGTGCAATAATCTGCGGGGAACAGCAGTTGCATAATTAAATGTCAGGCTGCTTGCTGTTCGAGTAAGAGCTGTCGCGCAGATGGAAGGTCAAAGGTTAAAGGCCAAAAATTAAAGAGCAAAAAGTAAAGATCAAGATCAGAACTTTGATGGAGAGGTTTTCTTATTGTAAATGGCTAAATTGGCTATATACATGGGGATCTGCGGATAGCTGCAGACTCTTTTATTTTACCCATCCTATAACTATTCCCAAGGAGGAAACACTATGTTAGACGCTTCAAGAGTAATTCTCGGTACACACGGACAACTGCACATCGACGGAGTATGGCAGACTCATATCAACAAACTGGAAGCCAGCGTAGAGATTGAAAAACGAGAGCTGAATCTGGTCGGCAATGACTGGAAAGTACACAAAAACGGAATTAAAAAAGGTACTGGCACGATGACTGGTTACAAAGTCACTTCCGATATGATCCAGCGTGGTTTCCAGAAATTCGATATCATTTCCAAACTGGATGATCCCGAGTCCTACGGACATGAACGCGTTCGCCTGATCCGCTGCATGGCTGACAAGATCCAATTGGCCAACTGGACAGCTGGTGAAGAAGTGCCGGAAGAAACGACATTTACATTTGAAGGATATGAGCTGCTCGATCCGATTGTAGCAAACTAAGTCTGTCGATTAGCGGCTGGCTGCAGGCAGAGAATAGTAACCTGCAGATGCCAAATAGCAGAATAATGTGCTGCTTACAGATGAGGTAGAGGTGGAAATTGAACAGAAGAGATAAAGAATGCGGTAAACAGTGGAAACTGAATTTACCGCATTTGCTTTTTCTGTATACGTATATGTCTCAATGGATCAGTCAAAACAATTATTTTAGGAGGAATTTACCTATGAGCTTGAATGAGAATCTATCAGAAGAACAAATTTTGGACAGTCTGTTTGAAGCGGCGGACAAGTTGCCGGAAGAAACGGTACGTATTCAGCGTCTTGATCTGCTGATGACCCTACGTGGTCTGACATCCAGCAAGGTGGACAGTATTCGTGAGCGTTGTACGGTACGTAAAACGACCAAAGGCCGTACGGAAGAGAAAGTAGACACGGAGACATTCAATGCATTGCTGATTTCGGAGGCAACTGCTCAATTGGAAGTTAAAGGACTGCAGCTAAACGGTTGGGGTGATCCACGTATTACCAGCCGTCTGAAATTGTCCGGTGGCGAGCAGGCGGTGCGTCGTATGCTTCTGGCTGGTGAGCTGGATGCCGTAGGCGATAAAGTATTGGAATTGTCCGGTTTTGGCGTGGAGCTTGAAGACCTAAAAAACTAATTCATTCCGGCGGAATAACGACGATGATGTATCACATGTGGGTACGCCATCATCTCCGGCCGGGAGAATTCTGGAATTTGCCCAAGGGCGAACGAAAATTGTTAATTGCATTTTCTCAGGAAGAGATAGGAATTAATAATAATGCCAATTCCAAATAAAATTTTATGGGAACAAAATCATCATGGTTGATAATGCAGGGAGGTGATACAATGGCTGATTCCAAAAACTATAAAGTAAATCTTATTACCGATGTACAAGATCTTGTTAATGCCAATGGTGAGCTACGTGCAACCAGCAGGTATATTGATGGCATCAAACGTGCATCTGAACAATTTGGTAGAGCACGCTATCAAAGTTTAATCAAAGTAAATACGGAGTTGAAATATACGCAAAGACATCTTGCAAATATTTACAGTCTTGCTATTCGTGTAGGACGGCTGCGAGTGACTCCAGAAGTGTATCTAATTGATCATGCAACTCCGGCGCTGGAGCGTCTTTTGCGCAGATTAAAAGAGATTAATTCTTATGCTATTACTGCCAGAGCCAATATTAATTATAAGGTGCAAGGAGCAGCAACTGCTTTACCAGCGCTGAATATAGTGACTAAAGTAGAAACGACAGATACCTCACCAGGTTTGAACACTGACTATTTAATTGCAACTCTAAATATAAATACTTTGGCAGTCAATAACTTGAGTACTGTACTGGCTTCGTTAAAATTAAGCGGAGGTACAGAAAAAAAAGAAGAGCCTAAATCACTTTGGGAAAATATTATTGATTCTTTAAAAGGCGTAAAAGATACAAGTGAGGGCGTAAAATCTTTTGGTGAGATGCCTGGAAGTTTTATTAAAACTAAAGAAGCCTGGAAGGCACCTAAGGGTACTGGATTTAAAGGAAAGGCGATGTGGCTTGCGAACGTTGCAAAAGAAGGTGGTGAATTTTCCGAGAAACTGTTTACTGGACTTTCAGGTACTTTGGGCGGTGGAACGGATATAGTTAAAGGCATTCAAGGAATATTGGGTATGGGAGAAGACACAGCAGCAGCAGTTTCTGGAACTACCGCTACCGAGAGTGCTTCTGGTGTTTTATCTTCATCCTCACGAATTGTAGCCGAAGGTGCAGATGGAGCCGCATCAGGAGTTTTAAAAACCGCCTTAAAAGGTGGTTCTAAATTTCTTGGACCACTGAGTTTAGCACCAGATGCAATCAATTTGGTAACTGCAGATAATAATGCAGAACGTGGAGCTGCCATTGGCTCTGCTGTTTTAGGTACTGGACTTGCGGCAATTGGTGGCGTATTAGGCAGTGGGCTTCCTGTAATCGGAAATATTGCTTTAGGTGCAGGATTAGGTGCCGTAGGTAGTTGGGCAGGAGAGAAGTTGGGCGGATGGATTGGTGGAATGATTGAAGACAATAAAGTGGCGGCTCCTCATCGTAGCGTGACTGAGGACACACTTAAAGATACTTCAATAAAAATCCCGGATATGTCTCATGTTATTTTCCCTCCTAAAGATTTCAAGGTTCCTCCTGGAACACTTCCACAGCTTGGTCCTGCAGCAGTAGCTCAAGATACTTTTGGATATGGTATTTCCAGAACACCTGTTGCACCTCTTATGCCAAATGTACCTGGCAGAAATACAGCACCTGTTGCTCAGGGGCCAAGTACATCGGCAATAGCTCAGCCATCATTCGCAGCAGTAACACCTTCACCAGTTGCCAAAACAGGGAATCAAGGACTTACTACAAAGACAAGTGTTGAAACTACTGTACAACTGAGTGACGGTCAAATAAGTACAATCTCAGGAATGTTGAAGGACTTTAAATCAGAAGTAAGTAACAGTGTCGCAGTCAATGTATCTCCTGGAGCAGTCCAGGTCACGGTTAAAGAAAACAAAATCGATTACGATGCTTTGTCAGCTCAGGTAGGACAACGAATCATGGTTGAAGTGCGCAAAGCACTTGAAAATCTCAAACCAGCTCCTCAACCGGCAAAGTAACAATGCTATAAGTTCTTGTTTGTTTTTAGAATCATCCCAAGAAAGGAGGACTACCATGGACATTTACCTGATCGACGGTACTCGTAACTTTTTCCATTTCCCGGTGAATCCCGAGGAAATCAGCATTTCCCGTTCCAAAGAATATGAGACGATCAATATGCTGGAGTATGGTGAGTTTGATTTCACAATCGGCGACAAAATTAAAGAAATTAGTTTTTCATCCTTTTTTCCAAAAGACTATGACCCATCCTACTGCCGATACAGCAACCTCCCTGCACCACAGGCTGCAACGAACCAATTGAATAATTTTCTCATATCCAAGCGTCCGGCTCAGCTGATCATTACTGGAACTGGCGTGAATGTACCTGTGTATCTTATCACCTATAACACTAATTTCCGTGGTGGAGAGCCGGATGATATCTCATTTGATCTTACTTTCCGGACCTGGCGGGATGCCAAAGTAAAGCAGCAAAAAACAACTGTCAAAGGCAAAGCAACCAGCAAATCCGGCTCACGCACCGATCTCAAACAGAATGGCAAGACGTATACCGTCAAATCTGGAGATTCCCTCTCCAAAATCGCCAAGCTGCAGCTGGGTGACAGTGCCAGGTGGAATGCGATCTACAAGCTGAACACCAAAACTATCGGGAACAATCCAAATAATATCCGGCCCGGACAGAAGCTGGTGATGCCGTCATGAGTTACAAAGTCATCATTAAGGATAAATACGATATCACGCCCCTTATTGAAACGATCAGCATGCGCGATTCACTGGATCAGATTGCGTGCCAGGCGAGTATTCGCGTAGCTGTTCCATCCGGCTCCGGGTTGCCGGCGCTTTCTCCGGGTATGGATATACGCATCAGCGGCATTCCTTTTGGAGATAAAAGTGTTCATCCACTGCTCCATCCCGGCGTCATCTGGGAGATTGAGAGCACAAACAGCGGTACCAAGCGACTGAATATGACAGTCTACGATCGGATGATTTATCTGGAAAAATCCGAAGACGAGTATCTGTTGCCCAAAGATCAGACAGCGAGCCAGCGTATTCGCAAATACGCGAAGGACTGGAATATTACACTCGGTACGATTCCCGACACCAAATCCAAGCTGGGCAAAGCAGTCTACCGGGCACAGACTATCTTTTCCATGATCTTTGCCGATCTCAAGGAAACAGCCAAATCAGATGGTCCCATGTTCCATCCGCGTATGACTAGCCGCGGACTGGAACTATTTGAGCTGGGCAGCAACAGCAATGTGATTCAGCTGGATCGGCTAATCGACATGACTCAGATGCGTACCCTGGAAGGAGCAGTTACCAAAATTCGTGTACTGGCCGCGTCCGAATCCAGTGATGGCAAGGAAGTCCCTTCCAAAGCGCTGGCTGTAGAGGAGAAGGGAACCAAAGAATTGGGAACTCTGCAAAAGCTGATGACCGATGACCAGATCAAAACAGCGGATGCTGCTAAGAAATATGCCAAAAACTATCTGACCGGCATCCAGCAGACTTTTACGGTGACGGCGCCGGATATCAACACGATCCGGGCAGGCGACGCTGTAATAGTTAGCGGTATGAAGCTGATCGTCATGACAGCCAGCCATGATCTGGGTAACCCCGGTACGATGACACTGGAGCTGGCGACTGCAGATTACGTCAGAAGGAGGTATTATCTTGAGTAAAAAAGATCCATATGGACATTTTGCCGATGTAATGCGATCGACCATGTCGAAGCATACCCAGCAGGCAATCAGCGGACTGGGTGCAGTGCTTGGTACGATGACGGCGTCGGGTGTCAAGCTGGATGATTTCAAACATGAAATTCAGGATTATATGATTGCGGAACTACCGGGTATGCTGGAAATGCCGCAGCGTATCTATACCGGTAGTGTACATCCGCAGGGGCAGGGACAGTTTCATGGAAGCAGTACAATCAGCGACTATGCCTTTGATCCTTCGGAGGTAGAGGAAAGCGTGCTGCATCTGAACAAAGGGCTGAAGCCCGGTAACCGGGTGCTCGCTCTGCGTGTAAACAGTGGCAACGACGTAGTAATTGTATGCAAGGTGGTGAGTGCCAATGGCTAATCTGTTCCCGGAGACCGACGATTTTATCTGGGGAGATGAACAGACAGCAGCAGACGCGGATAGTACAGAGGTGATCTTCGGACGTAGCTGGCGGTATGACTATGACGCCGGTGATTTTGTTATGACATCGAGCGGCCGGATAGCTGTCGCCGATGAAAAAGAAGCCTGGGTACAGTGGTGTCACAAAGCGATTTTGACTCCACGTTACCGTCACGTCATTTATTCGCGGGATTATGGCAGCGAGTTGGAAGAACTGATCGGCTCTGCACTCGGCCGGGCAGTGATGGAAAGTGAGATTACCCGAATGGTTAGCGAAGCGCTGCTCATGGATGAACGAACAGCCAGCGTCGATCAGTTTACCTTTACCTGGTCGGAAGATCACTGCATGATGAGCTGCCGGATAACGAATGTACAGGATGATACCGAAATTTTGGAAAGTGAGGTGATCTGAATTGGCAGATTTCCCTTATTACCTGGAAGAACAGACAGAAGAGAATATTATGCAGCGTATGCTGGACAGAGTGCCTTCGGATATCGATAAATCGGAAGGCTCTTTTATTTGGGATGCAGAAGCCCCGGTGGCTTTTATGCTGTCGGAAGCGGCAATCTGGACGCAGGAACTACTGCGTCGTGGATTCGCCAGTACAGCAGCCAGCAGTGATGAGAATTTCCGCTCGGAAGATCTGGATCTGCGGGCAGCCGAGCATGGCGTAACCCGGCGCAGTGCTGTACAGGCTATCGGTAGAGTGATTTTCACTGGTGAACCAGGCAAAGTTATTCCAGCTGGTACTGTAGTCTCTACCCCGGCAGACGATGTATCCGGTGAAGCTTCGCTGGAGTATGAGACAAACCTGCTAGCTACGCTTGATCATACAGGCAAGGCGGAAGTAGTGATTCACGCAGTAGTCGCTGGCAGAGGCAGTAATGTACCAGCAGGAACGATCACAATTCTATCGTCCTCCGTAAGCGGGATTACCGGAGTAACGAATCCGGCAGCGGTAACGGGAGGAGCGAATATCGAGAGCGATACTTCGCTACTGGAAAGGTTCTATGCCAGAGTACGCAATCAGGGTACCAGCGGTAACAAAGCTCAATATATGCAGTGGGCCGGTGAAATTGCAGGTGTGGGTGCCAGTCGTGTCGTGCCGCTCTGGAAAGGACCAGGTACAGTAGGCATCTATCTGCTGGATGCGGATAAGCGCGCGGCCAATAGCGAAATTGTTGCAGCAGTGCAGAACTATATTGACCCGACGCAAGATGGTCAGGGTGAAGGAACTGCACCTGCTGGCCCGGTTATTACCGTGATGGCTGCAGAAGAAGTGCCACTGAATATCAACGTTCAACTGACGCTTGCCAGCAATGCTTCTCCAGAAGAAGTACGTACTCTTATACAGAAAGGCGTAACAGCCTATCTCAAACAGCTGGCTTTTAGCGATTCGCTGGTACGGTATACCCGAATTGCTGCAATTCTGCTCGATATTCCGCCTATCATCGATTATAGCAATCTGACTGTCAACGGAACCAGTGACAAAAATATCGAAATCGGTGCCAGCCAGGTGGCTGTGCTGGGGACGGTGACGGTTAATGGATAAGCAAATGTTATCTGTAGAGGAGCAGCGGGAACCCGATTGGAATCGATCAACAGACCCTTTCACGCTTCGTTCAGTATCTTCTTTATCTGACGGTCAGACACTGCTTGGCAGCCGTCAAGGATTCGTGAGCGCCAAAGGAGCGGAGCTGTTTTCCTATCTGCCTGCCTACTACGAGACTTCGCGTATTATGCGTGCAGATATGGATATCAAAGGTGTCGAAATGGATGCATTATACCAGGCACTGGAAGAAACGTATCAGCAATTTTTTGTTCATACGGCTACTTGGGGGATCGGTTACTGGGAAAATGAGCTGGGTATTGTCAGCGATATAACCAAGCCTCTGGAGCAGCGCCGTGCAGTTGTGGAATCCAAGCTGCGCGGCGGCGGCAAATTTTCCGGTGCACTCGTTAAAAATGTGGCAGAAGCCTATGATGGCGGGACAGTTAAGGTAACGTTTCAGTCAGAACGATGGAATTTTACAATTCAATTTGTCGATACCCACGGTATTCCGCCCAATCTGGACGATCTGAAAGCAGCGATCGAGGAGATTAAGCCGGCTCATCTGTCAGTAGAATATAAGTTCAGCTATTTGCTGATTCGTGAAATTCATACAGTGAAAACATTAGTGGAAATGGAATCCATTCCATTATCCAAATTTGCAGGAGGTGCAGTGTAATGGCAAGTAATACGCCTAATTTGAATTTGCTTAAGAAAGATCCAGCTACGGATGGCAATGATACATTTAATATCAAGACGATGCTGAATGACAACTGGGATAAGATTGATACGGCTGTTAAGAAGGTTCAGGATGATCTGGATCATGTGAGTGTACCGGCAGCTAGTACAACCCAGGCAGGGATCGTTCAGCTAACCAATGCTACAAATAGTACAAGCGAGACACAAGCTCCTACAGCCAAGGCACTTAAAAGTGTAGCTGATTCTTCCTTGCCCAAGACCGGTGGCACGATATCTTCCGATTTAGCTGTCAAAGGTGGCTTTTCTACAATTGGTAATGCTTATATCAGAAAAAATGATCAATTAGGAAGTACGCCTGCTATATCTTTAGCTATCGGAGATAGTGATACAGGATTCAATTGGGAAAATGATGGGGTATTGCGTTTTATATCTAATAATAGTGTAGGAGCTACATTAGATGGAGGACAATTCTTTGCTCGAGCTACTGGAGGAACCTTCTATCATGTAGGGAATGAAATTGAAAGTTTAAAGCAATCTGGCGTTAACTTTAAAAATTCGCTGGTTGCCCAGCTTAACGCCAAAAATATCAGCACGGCAACCAGTGAGAATATATCCACATTAATAAATAAAATTTCAGAGATCAAAGCTCGGACAGTAACTGGACAAGTTCCTCGAACTAATGATGCAATGGGTACTGGTCAAGATGGTTCTCCTATGTATCAATTTGAATCTACTCTAACAACTAAAGACTTCTCATTTGCTCTAACTGGTATTAATTTCTTCCCGGAATATCTAGCTGTACGTCTAAATGAGATTAATGGATTTTATCGTAATCAACCTAGCAGCTCAATACCCTTAACGAATGGTGTAGTACGAAGTGATGCTGCGCATATACCTGTTAAGGATATAACGTTTCAGATCTTATCTAGAGGTAATGGAAGCTTTGTATTACGTGTTACAAATACGTCAAGTACTTATTCGACGCTGAGATTTACTGTAGCAAGCTTTAGTGCTGTAGGTATTTAACTATTATTTTCATCGATAATTAACAAAAGTTTAAACAACAGAGAAAGGAGCAGAAGGGGATGGGGGAGCCGTGGCCGCAAATCATCAAGGTAGTTTCGACAGCGTATGGCGCTGCTGTGGGCTACCTGTTTGGGGGTTGGGATGTGTTAATTAATTTATTATTGGTACTTGTCATTGTAGACTGGTTCTCCGGGTGGGCGGCTGCCTGGATGAGAGGCGAGTTGAAGAGTAGGGTAGGGTTCAAAGGAATCATTCGCAAAGTCGCGATTTTCGTCGTTGTTGCTATAGCTCATTTCATAGATCAGGCGCTGGGAAGTTTGCATTACTTCCAGGATGCCGTGATCTTTTTTTATCTGGCGAATGAATTGCTCTCGGTTATCGAAAATGCCGGTAAAATGGGGCTGCCGATGCCTAACATTCTTCGCAACGCCGTGCGTATTTTTGAATCGAAAAGTACGCCGCCAGAAAATCCGATGCTGATCGATGAAGCCCAGCCGGAAGCCGTCAAGGAAATCAAAGAAAATCAGGAACAACAGGAACGTCAAATGGATCATCATTCAAAGGAGGAGAGCGGGGATGCAGGCGAGAAGCACGCGTAATGCCCAGGGTATCGACGTATCCCACTGGCAGGGCAATATTAACTGGAATCAGGTCCATGCAGCAGGCAAACAATTTGTTTTTGTCAAAGCCAGTGAAGGAACAAGCTACCGCGATGATCGGTTTATATCCAATATTCAGGGCGCCCGTGCAGCAGGAATGCTGGTGGGCGCCTATCATTTTCTGAACGCGCAAAATGCAGCCGCCGCCAGAAAAGAAGCTGCTCATTTTATCGACTGCCTGAAGAGGATAGGCGGAGCGGACAGTCTGGATCTGCCGCCGGTGATGGATTATGAGGATAATCCCGGCAAGCTTGGCCGAAGCCAGATCAACGCTGTTGCACTGGCTTTTCTGCAGGAGGTGGAGCGTCTGAGTAGCTGCCGTCCCATTGTGTACACGGGGAATGCCTTTGCAGCGCAATTTGACCGCAGTCTCGGTGAGTATGATCTATGGATCGCCCGCTACAGCGGTACTCGTGTACCGGATGATTGCACCGCTTGGCAGCAATGGGATTTCTGGCAGTACACCGACGCTGGTCAGGTCCCGGGTATTCAGGGCGGCGTGGATCTGAATGAATACCAGGGCACAATCAGTGAGCTGCAGACCCGATATGCAAAGACTCATAACAATCATCAGAGAGATGAAGAGCCCATGACCGCAGAGGAAAAGAAAGCTTTTACCGCATTGGAAGCCACCGTTAAAGCACAAAGTGACCGAATCGCTTCTCTAACCGACAGCCGGGATATGCTGAAGTCCAGTATCAGCAAAATGGATAACCGGGTTCAACAAATAGAGCACAATCGCCGTATGAAGATTCCGGAATGGGCACAGGACGCTGTTAGCAAAGCAGTAACCGCAGGTATTGTCGATGATCCGGAAGGTGGGAGCTACGACTTTTACCGTCTGATTACTGTGCTGTATCGCAAAGGAATTATCTAAAATAGGGAGAGGAGAGAAAGATATGGAACTGTTTAATGATGTACTGGCATTTGCGTCTACACTGGCTGTGATTATTCTGGCACTTGTTCAGATGGTCAAAATGGCGATTACTATTCCTAAAAATCTGGTGCCGGTGTTGGGGATGATGATCGGGCTGCTGATTGGTGCGGCAGCTTATCCATTTACCGAATTGGATCTGGTTGCTCGGCTGTGGGCTGGTGGACTGGGTGGTCTGTCGGCGACCGGATTGTTCGAGCTGGCATTCAATCCGAAAAACGGAACGACCAAAGAAAGTCGTTAA